TCTCGTGCCTTAGAGTATTAGTTTTAAAGTAATAGATCTTTCAGATTACCTTTAGATCCTAAAACTTGTTTCATAGCTTGGTTGGTGACAAGAGTTTTGTTTCTTGTTACAGCATCTTTAAGCATGAAAGCCATGAACTCTTGCTCCGGTATTCTCTGAATGTATTTAAGAATACTTGCACAGTTGGTCATGTTCATCTTGAAAGCTAATGAACCACATAAGGCATAAAGAACTCCACGATCTTCCGGTATCTCTGTACCATCCGGATCATTAACAATTCTGTCAAAGTCCGGCAGTTTGTCATGTAGCTTTATATGAGCAATCAAACTAGCTGATGCTGTCTCTCCAATCTGCCCCTCAAGAACACCTCTTAAAGTAGTGCTGTCGAAACCTAAGTTAAGAAGAACTCCGGCTCTTTCTACTGATCTAGGTGTGCAGTTGCTGTCTGCTGAAACATCAAAGTTATAGAGATGCTGATCATCAAACTTTAACCATGAACTCAATCTGTGATCAACTTTGTTTGATGCATAGTAATGCAGTAGATCATCGAGGTTAATCTCAAGGTTACAATATGTAAATCTGTCTCTAACTTGTGATGGTAGCTTATTAGATCCGGCACGATCAGACAGCCTATTTCCGGCTCCAACAATCATCCATCCATCCGGTAGATAATGATCTCCTAATCTACGTTCATCGACTAGCTGACCAAAGATGTTGTGAGCCATTAATGTAGCTTGTGCAACCTCATCAACAAAGATAATGCCACATCCATCGATAGGCATGAAATTAGGTCTTAATCTGTTCATGCTTTCCCCATCCTTAGATGGTACGAGCCAACCGGCAATTTCTGATGGGTCAAACTGTGGTAAACCAAAGTTAATAAAACCTAGCTTATCTTCCTTGTAGTCAAATAATTCTCTACAAGTTTTTAAGATAAGTTCGTCAGTAGTTAATGAATTGACACAAGTGGTTTTTCCTTGACCCACTCCACCTTGAACATAAGGGATAACAAGCTGATCTTTTCTACCACCTTGAACAGTTTTAAAGTTATGGATTAACATGCCTTGAATAGCATTTCTTATATCTGTAATTCGCATTATTATGCACTCCTTGTTTTGAAAGTTATACCATTTGCATGGTTATATTTATAAAAGACATTGCCACTCTTTAATCTTAGAGTGCCACTATCCAATCTAAATCTACGATACTGATTTATCTTTAAATCGTAGACAGTTACAAGATCCTTTCCAAGATCTCGATCCTCATGTTTTAGAATTCCCCAAAAACGTCTTTTAGTTCCATCTAATTTTGTGAATATTCCACTAACGATGCGACCTTTAAAGTGGTCAACTATTTCATTATGTTTACTCATTATAACTCCACTTGTTGTTTAAATTTATTTAGTATTTTCTTAGCTTGTTCTTCATGCTCTGCACCAAGATATTGAATGACCTTTTTAATTACTTGGTCATTAGTATAATCTTCTAGGTGTACAAGCATAAATTTCTCGATAGCTTGATCAAACTTTTTTTCAGCTTGTTCATGCTTTAAATTTGCCTCGACTAGCTGAGAACTATTTTGATGTAGTTCCCATCTTAGATCTTTTACTTTGTTGTACTGATCTACTAATTTAGATGTACGTTCTTTTAGTTTTTTTTCTTGTGACATATAGTCTCCTTTGGTTGTTTAGGTTTTTGCTTATATGGATGATAGTATTTCCAATAAACAAGCAGACACAGACCATATAGATCTGTGTCAATTTGTGTATTAGATTAAGCAAGTAGAGCCTCTGTAACATCATCAACTACTGATTGCTCTTCCTCTGCCTCATCGATTGCTTTTCTGCCTTTGTCTGCAATCTCAAACCTATTGATTAATCTAACCTTGAAATCATCTAGGTCTGCTTGTGTCATAATAAGACCATCTCTTTGTTTACCGGTCTTAGTCTTTAAGCCTACCAACTTATCAATGATCGTGTCCAAAGGTGTTTTAACATCCTCGCCTTTATTATGAGCAATGATCTTAGCTTGAGATTTAAGGTTCAATGTCTCGAACAAATCTAACACGAAAGTTTTTGTTAGATTGCTAGATGGCAAATCATCCTTATGTTTATTTGAAAACAAAGTTATGTTTCTCTTAAACAAATCAGCTTGAGTTTTTGACATGTTTATCTCTGTCTCAAGTATCGTAAGGATCTCGTTTGAATGATCCTCTAAAAGATTGCCGGTCTCAGTTCTAGGTAATGCATGGACTATTAAAACACCCTCTGCATACTGATCAACTCTTATGGCACTCATAGCCTCTGACTGTACTTTGTTAGATCCCTTTAGCAACGTATGCTGTGCCTCTTGAGATGCCATTTGTTTCTTTAGTTCGTTAGATATTATTACTTTATTTTTCTGCATTATAGTCTCCTCAATTACAGATGGTTTAGGTTGGTTATTGTCTAGTATGTCCTTGTCGATAATAGGATTTACTAGGTCTCGTCTTAAATATCGATAGATTGCTTTAAAACAATCTCCATGAGGCTTTCTGTAATTAGCCTTAAATCTATCCACATGCTTTGCTCTTGCAAATTGAACATGATGGCTGACCTCATGACTAACACTCATTAAATAAGCATGATCTAATTTGAGACATTTTCTGCCCCCTATCTGTGGATCATTGTTGTAGCTTTTATATTCTGAGTGAAAGTGTTCTTCATCTAGATGTTGCCAATAACTTAGGTTGATTTTAATATCCCAAGCACCGGCATTTGTTGCACCGGATCTTTTAGAATTAACAACTTTGGTAACAGCTACTGCTTTATCAACATCCTTAGATGTAATGTTTAATTCGTATTCTTTTTTCTTTAAATGGTTCATGCATTTACGAACCATTTTCTTAACTGTATTTGTGTGTACAGTTATTTCTTTTTTAGAATAATCATATTTATCATAAAGTAGGTTTATGTTTTTCATTAAGGCACTCCGGTTAGTTTGTTTTATCCTAGTACAAAGAGCAGTAAATACTGCTCTAGGTTTCGACCTCATTAGGTCTCGTCAGCTAGGCTATAGGTGTAAGCTGTGATGGTTTCCAATTATGCCATCTCTTTTTTATTCGAGGCTGAACATAATTTACAATCTCGTTATATTCTTCTCTAAGTTTTCTGACGTTAAAAACTGTTGTGTTTTCTGATGCCAATATCTGCTCTGATATTTCCCTACATCTTTCGTCTAATAAATTAGAGTATGTTGTTAGGTAACCATTGCTTACCTCGTAAGGATCTTTCCTAGATCCCATGCACTCGCCCATATGAAAGCTATAACCTTTAGTGTAGCCATGAGTTGCTAGTTTACCGGTAGATCTATTTACTTTCTGAACAGATCCACAAACTTGGCATGTACCTAAATGAGTGGCTTGTTTCTCAGTAGGTTTGTACTCTTTTTTCTCAGCTACTTTTTTAACAATCTCAAAAGATTTTAAATAGTTTCTATCCATTGCTAACAGCAAAACAATCTGAGGATTTATTCCAAATGCTTGAAATATATCAACATGCTTTTCTTTTACTTGGTGCAGATTAGACGGCACATCCCAATAATTAAAACCTTTAGATTTACCTAGATGATAATCTTTATTCTCACTAACAAATCTTTCATAGGCTCTGCTTACAGTTTCAAGAGCATCTTTCATTGCTGATTTAGTGTAGAAACATTTATCTGTTTCTAGCTGTGTTTTGATTTCAGATACTTGGTTTTTATAATCGATATATGTTTTCAATATAGTCTCCATTGGTTGATATTAATAATAAGATTGGTTGATGTGTTTTCTTGGAAATAATATTACAGCCTCTATTTGGAAACTCGTGTGAAACGACTAGCCCATATCGCTGTCTTCATCAGACTGAATTGTGGGGGCTGTATTACTCTTGCCTTTCTAAATCTTTTGCCTAGTTTCCCATGTAGGTCAGAAAGGGATGTTTGTTCTACAGTTCAAACAAGTTGCCAAACAGAGGCTGTGGTCGTAGTGGATATTTTAAAAAAACATCCTCCTATTCCTTAGCAGATAGGAATATAGCTGTCAAACCCCAAATGTACTAATTTGTACTTTTATTTATATAGATATATTTAGCTGTATTTAATTACTATACGTAAAGTTTTAAATATATAGGCTGTAACCAAAGGTGGACAACAAAAACGCTGAAACTAAATTATATAATAGAATATACCTATATGTATTTAGGTGTACTGTATGGCTCTTAAATCGCCACTAAAAGCATATTAAATATTCCCTTAACCTACAAATATCTATAATAAAATGATATGCTGATAATTTAGCAGGTATTATGAATGTAAGACTAAAATATATGAGGATTTAAAATGACAGATAAAAAAGACGATAAACCTAATTTAAAATTGGTTAGTGATAACGACAGCCGGAACAGCAAGAGTAAAAAATCTAATGTTATTGGTGGAGATCTGACAGAGCAAATGCGAGGTTTCTGTTTTGACGTAGTGGGAAAGAATGGCGAGAAAGGTCTTAGTTTGATAGAGGCATATCGTAACAATTATAATGTTAGTAAAGATATTAAACCAAACACTCTTAGAATGTTGGCAAGTAGATTAAGAGCAAAGGATAACATTAGGATATTTATAGATCACTTATTAGAGCAGAAAATGTCATTACAACGCATGAACGAGGTCAAACGAACTGATGTTATATTAGAGAAGATCGAGAAGATGGCTGACGATATAAACGTAACTGATGCAGTCAGATTAAAAGGTTTAGAATTACTAGGTAAACATCATGGATTATTTACTGACGTTCTAAAGGTGGATGATAAAAGAGATAGAACATCTAATGAAATAGAAACAGATCTACTTACGAAATTAAATAGTATTATCTCCAAGTAAAACATTACATAAAGTTTTACAGCTAGTTACGATCTATATTTAATTTACAGCTAGATATGAGCCTACCTTATTTGTTTGTAGTGTATGTGTTAACCCCACCTACTACCTACTACCCCTAATATAGTATGGCCCTGCACACGACCTGCATTGAGTTTTACACACTAGTTTTTATAAATTTCACAAGGGGGTACCCCTATTTTTTATACGTCTATGTATAAGAATGCCCATCTATATATAAATTAAAATAATTTAAAGAATATGATTCTTAGCTATTGCTAATTATATTAAAATAATATATTAAGATATACATATATATTATTGTTAGATATCTATCTATGTGTAAGATGTTTATATATGTGTAAGATATCTATATATGTAATATACATTTATATATGGAAAAGTTTATATATTGAGAAGGAACCTTTGTGTCAGACAATATTATAAACCTAAGTGATTATAAGAATTCTCAAACAATTTATGACAATGAAGAAGAGATCTGTGATCTTGAGGATATTATAGTTATTGGGTGGCAAAGAAACGATGAAGGTGACAGGTGTCTTCATATAAGTTCTTCAGTTGATACACCACAATCTTTATGGATGATTGATTTGGCACAAAGAATAGTTGAAAGCAGACCTCCTGAGTGCAGGAACGAGAATGAATGATCTCACATCAATTTTAAAGAACAATGTTAAGAGCATTGAGAAACTTCCTCCAGAAGAACAAAGACAAATACTGGCATTAGTTGAAGAGCTTGAAGAAGCCAAGACCAGAGAAGAAGCTAGAAAAAGTTTCCTTCCTTTTGTTAAGTTAATGTGGCCTTCATTTATTCATGGCAGACATCATGAGATTATGGCAGAAGCTTTTGAAAGAGTTGCTAAAGGTGAATTAAAGAGATTAATAATCAATATGCCACCCAGACACACTAAGTCAGAGTTTGCCAGTTATTTATTTCCTGCATGGTTCTTGGGCATGTATCCAGAGAAAAAAGTTATCCAGACAGCACACACTGCAGAGCTATCAGTGGGCTTTGGTCGTAAGGTTCGTAACCTAATACAGAACGCAGACTTCCAAAATGTATTTCCCGGCATAGAATTATCCACAGACAGTAAAGCGGCAGGTAGATGGAACACAAATAAGCGTGGTG